TTATCTGTAAATCAAAATTTACTGGACTTAAGTAATTTAAGTTAGTTGGTTGATCTGTTTGCCAATTTGCTGTTGCCATATTAACTGTTTACCCTTAGTACCCAATTCTCTGCAGCGTTCTCAGCGTACATTTCATTGTGGTCTTCTATTAGTTTGTCTTCTTGCCAGACATTATTTAGGAATTTTCTTATTCCAAAAACGCCGTCTTTCACCCATACTTCACACTTTCTATCTTCGTTAGAATATTCGTGTAGTAGTTCATCATATTGTATCATCATATCTTTTATCTTATAGTTTCCTTCTTCAATACCGTACCAGTTCGATCTGTCGTTATTGTTAGAGGTTTCATTCATTGTACTTATATTTATGCCAAAAAAAAGACCCCTTAAAGGGGTCTTTGAAAACAAAATTTGTTTTATTACTACTTTGCTTATAGAAGGTTTAAAACTTCGAAACTTCTGTAGTAAGAGTTAGTGTTAGCTGTTGCCAAACCACTAGCCGGAGTCGCTCCTACGAATGGATTTGAAACCATGCCGTAACGAGTTTTGAAACCGATTTTTGGTTGGAAAGTATCTTCACCAACTGCACGAACCATTTGTAATGGTACATAAGGACAATAGAACACACCAGCGTCAAAAGGATTAGTTCCTCTATAACCGACTGTGCAATATCCTTCACCACCAGTTACACCAGTAGGTCGCTGTGCGACTTTAGTGTAGTATGGGTCGATATACACTTTGATAGAACCATTTAAGATTCCAGCAAAGGTACTTCCTGTATCGTCAACTGATAAATTAGTTGATAATGCAGGTGCGTAATCTAGTACACCAGCCATTGCTAGAGCAGAAGCTACATCACTTGAACACATGATAAAGTTACCTTTACCTCTTCGTGTTTGTCGTGCAATAACATTTGCATTTCTTTCAATGTGGTACATAAGACCTTTGAATTTTTCAACTGACCATCTTCCTGAAGAATCTGTATCTAAGTTGAATTGTCCGTTTACAGCTGTTCCAGTCAAGTTAGCTTCAGACGCTAGTCCTTCTACTTTTGCTTGAGTGTTAACTGTTCTAACTACTTCTCTGTTGATTTCCGCTAGGATTTCACCAGATAGAATGTTAGCTAATTCTGTTTCAGCATCCAGACCATGAATTGCTTTAAGGTCTTGTGCTAGCTCGATAGTATATTCAGCTTTTAGCGCTCTGCTTGTTGCTGTTACTGTAGCTTTCTCGATAGAGAATGACATTTCAGGGATAGTGGCGTCAATTTCAGCTGTTGCTGTAGCGACTCCTGCACCTGTTGTGTAACCTGTACCGACAACTGTGTTAGCTGAACCTGACTCAAATGGGTCTGATCCGGCATGTGTTCCACCACCAGCGAAGTCTGTATCAGCTTCGTTGAACATGGCTTCTGTTCTATCAACATTGGTTGTACTGTCAACATATCTTGCTTTCATAGCAAAGATTAGTCCAGTAGGCCCAGTCATTGGTTGAACACCACAGATATCATAGGCTACCAAATTTGGCATTGCTCTACGAACTAGAGAAATTAAAATCGGATCCCAGTTGGCTGCAGTTGCAGTAACACCGCCAGGTGCTCCAGCTACTGTACCAGTACCAGCTCCAAGTGCTTCGTTCATCGCACCTCTTTCTTCTCTAATTGCTCTTTCTTGGTTTTCAAGAATAACGGATGTTACAGCTCTTTTATAATTATCTTCGATCTTTGGAAGATCGGCATGATTAAGAACTGGTGCCCATTTTTCTTGTAAGTTTTCTGACATAAACATTTGTTTATCTCTCCTTTTATTTTCGGTTAGTACTTACTACTTTTGGGTAGTAGTTACTTTACCGAATTTAGTTAATGCTGCAGTATATTGTGTCATTTCTTCATTAACAGGTTGAGCGACATCGCCAGCTCCTGTGAAATCAGCGTCGTCACTTGCAACAGTGCTTTCGTCCGAAACAGCTTCAAGATTTTTAACTCCGAAGTATGATTCTTTAAGAGTAGAAACTTTCTCTACGAATGCCTCTGTTCCATCAAAATCTACATCTTCTGTTAAAGCTTTTAACTTTTCGACTTGAGTATCAGCTAAGTCTTTAGAGGCTTCACTGATAATTTTTTCACGCTGAAGTTCTTCGATAACTTGTTGAGCTCCGATGTTGCTAGCAACTTCTTCATTCAACTTATCTTCCATTTCGTCAAGTCTGTTTGCTAGTTCTTCAACCACATCAAACTTGTCTTCTGGTACTTCAACATAGTGTTCTTCAAATAGTTTTTTCAAACCATTTATGAAATCTTCTGTTAACTCGGATTTTAGTCCGCGTTCAATAGCTAGTTCATTATCTTCAACCCAGCTTTCTGAAACATAGTTCAAGTAAGAATCAACTTTTTCGGTTAGATCATCTTTGATCTCTTCGATTTTTTGTGTTGTTTCTTCTTCTAACTTAGCTTCAACTTCAGTCATTTGTTCTTTGACTTTAGCTTGTACTGCTGATTCGAAAATAGTTTTAGCTTTAGTTTTGAATTCTTCTGAAAGGTCTTCATCAGCAACTAGTGCATTGATGTCGTCTGTCATATCGATTTCAACTTCTTCTTTTGTGACTTCTTCTTCTTCTTTTTCGCCTTTTTTCTTAGCGATTGCTTTTTTCAAAGCATCTGGAAGTTCACCTTCTTTGACATCATCTTCGTCTTCGTCTTCGTCCGAATCCATCATAGGTTTTTCTTCGTCATCTTCATCATCCTTAGACTCTGAAACCATAGCATCAATGAAGCTTGAAACTTCAGTAATATCTTGATCTTTTAGTGACTCTACTACTTTTCTAATTATAGCATTTCGACTTAGTGACTCGGACTGTTCGTCCTCTTCGCCATCCTTGTCTTCTGATGGGGTTTCCATCTTTTCCATCTCATCATATGTAGCTTGTAGGTCTTTTGCTGACATTGTCTTCATTTTCTCTACAGCAGCTTTAAGCATATCAGATTTTGACATATCAGATGTTTCTGAAATAGCATCTTCATCAGATTCTACTTCTTCTTGGTTGACTGCCTTACCTTTTTCTACTTTTGTTTTTCCGTCTGAAGCTACTTCCATAGAGTCACCAGACTTACTTCCGCCAGGAGCTTTAGCAGGTTTAACTGCGTCTCCAGCTTTTGAAGCTGCATCTGATGCTTTCTTTTCAGCATCTTTATCAGGGGTTACAGTAGCACCACTCTTAGGAAGTTTTGTTGCATCCTCGGTGATTACATCTGTAATTGTGTTTTCTAAACTTGACATTAGAATACTCCGTTTTAATAAATATTAATTGTTGTTAACTAGTATTTATATGTTATAAATTCTTCAGAAAGTCTGAAAATACATTCAGTTTAACTTCTTGAAGTTTATGTGTTCTAGCTCTCGCTATTGTGTGTTTATATTCCTCAATTTTTTGAGATTTAAACATACCATTATCCCAAATCCACTCAACTCCTTCCATGACACCATCTACGAAAGCGTCTGGAGCAGAAGGATCAGCCACGATATCAGCAGCTGTCGCTAACTGAAAATCGGATTGAACCATTTGTACTCCACCATTACTGTTGGAGGCTTTAAGTGAACCCATACCTCTACTAGAGACTCCTAGTTTAGCACCATCTTGTAGAAGGCTCTTAACTATCTCTCCCATAGGGGTGGATAAAATCTTTGCTTTTCCGATGAAATTGTTTCCATCTTCTTTTAAACTTGTTATTAGATGAGATGTTCTCTCTAAATTAATTGTTGGCCCTTCAGGATGTCCCAATTCACCATAAGCTCTGTTGTTATCAACATATTCTTTCGTATAACGAGCTACTTCTTTTTTCATGATCTCTTTTGGATATATACGACCATTCTTGTTCTTTACTTCTGTCTGAAGCATAATCCCTTCGATAAACATATTCTTTTTACCTGTCTTCGGGTCTTCCTCAACAAGATAGTTTATTTCATCTGCCCAATTTTCTGATATTAGTTTCATATTTACCTCTTATTTCTCGTCAAAATGTTGTACTGCTGATGCATCACCGTATGAGGATTTACCTCTAGCTACTGAATCAAAATCTCTTAATTTCTTTTTGGTACCTTTCATAGTTACCATTGTATCACTACCTTTCTTTTGAAATGATACTTTTAAACCCATCATTCTTCCAGCTGAATTAAATCTATCCATCTCTGGTTTCTGTATACCTTTAACTTTGTAAACAATTTCTTCTTCATGAAGTGAATCATCTTCTTTGATGATTGATGATTCAGCTTTAACTCTAAACTCTTTCCAAAGACTGACACCTTCGTCAATGTCTTCACCCATAAGTTTAACAAACTGTTCAGCTGACTTCTTAGCGGCTGGCATGTCTTTA